CCGCAGGATTACCCACAACGGAGGCGCGGCGGAGGACCCTGAAACCGGGGGGTCACCGCGCCGAGTTGAGCGCGCGCTCGAGTGCTTTGTTCAGCTCGGTCGGGAACAATCTCTTCGCCGTAGCCATGCCCACTCGCTCCATCGGGAAGCGCGGTTGATAGCTGACTCGATCAACGTGAACGAAGTAGGCATAGAGCTGCCCTCTCGACCTGCGATAGACACCAGGTCCGCGGCCTCCACCCTTTGGCGTACCAATGAAGACACCGCCTGGATCGGTGGTGCTGAGCTTGCTGGCGATGGTGCCGAAGATGTTCTTCTTCGGGTTGCCTGCTGCGTTGAGCACCAAGGACGTCGGCACCAGGCGCCCGCTGGATGGGATGGCGCCATTGCCTAGGCCACGCAGGAAGCCCTCGTAGGGCTTAGCCCGGCGATCGCCGCCCTGGATCTGGGTAGGGAAGAACCGGCGGGTGGGATCAGCAAATACCTCGGCCTCCAGAGTGATTTTGGTGGATTTGGTGTATCGGAAGGCCTTCTGCGTGAAGCTGGTTGGATTGACGAATGACTTGGTGGTTTGCTGCCCTAGGTCTTTGCGCACGTTGAACGCGACATTGTTCAGCGCTAGGGATGCGGCATGAGGCAACTGGTTCTTGATGGTGGCAACGAAGAGCTTTGCCTTGTCGATGCCTGCGTCGTCAATGGATAGCCGGATCATTTGGGCTCAGCATCCAGCAACTGCTCCAGGTCGAGCCTGGCTAGCTCTAGGTCGCTTGGTACGTCCCAGGTGACTTCCTGGTCGGTCTTGCTGCTGGTGCAGTGCAGCGTCTCGATCGTCTCCCACGATGCTGCCCAGTTCAGGATCAGCTCCTGCCACCAGGTCAACCATGGGGTGCTGTGATCCAGCAGCGTCGAGATCGTAGTGGCGCGCTTCATGGCCCAGCTTGGGCGGCTGGTTCAGTCTGTGGATGAGGTGAGGTGTGATTCCGCATCTGCACCTACCAGGGCCACCTGAACGAACGCGCGAACAGCGGCTTTAGATTCCTGTTTCTGCGCCTTGCGCTCAGCGGCGATGCTCTCCAGCCGCTTAGGCCATTCGCGCTCGGCCTTGTTGATCAGGGGCTCCTGCAGTGCCGGCTGCAGGCGCTCAACGTGCGCCAGTCGGTAGGCGTCGCTCTCACCAGTGAAGCAGTGATAGAGCAGGCTCGGCGTCAACCAGCTATTGAGCTCAGCCAGGAAGCGATCGCGGACCAGGTTGGAACGTTTCATTGGTCAACAGTACCGCTGTGGATGCGGAAGCGGACCAGCTTCAAGGCGTGTTGCGCTTGTTGCGCCATGTTGCACCTACCGCAACATCCGAAACCCACTGCCACGCAGTTGCTCTCGGCCTCTTGTTGCGTTGTTGCATCTGTTTCTAAATAGATATTCATTCAATAGAGAGAGTCAGGGGGTAAGCAGGGGTGCTAGGCAGTGCTCTCTTATATGGGGCTATTCCTGCCGAAAAAAGCGCAACATCGCAACATTGCGTGAAACTGGCTGCGCCGCAGTGGGTTTGCGTGTTGCACTCCCTGCAACAGGACGCAACAAGGGCGCAACAACCAAGCCCACGAGGCTACAAATTGGCAATTGGGATGCTGATTGCCCTTGAAACGGCACCTGCGCCGCTGAATCGAACCGCCGCAATGCGCTCGGCGCCGGTCAATCGGCTGAGCACGGTTGACCAGCCATTGCCCCATGCGGTCTCGCGCAGGATGTTGGCAATCGCCTTTGCGGTGTGGCTAATCAGCAGGCGGTTTTGATCTTCGTTGACCTTCAGGCCGTGGCGGCTGAGAGCGTCATGCGCTTGGCGAGTCGTCACATCGTTGTCGAGCCGATGCCGGGATGTGATCTCCACCAGCTCTCCAAGGGTGCGGGTGCAGATCCGCTCTTCAGATTCAACGCGTACCTGATGCTGGAGGATGTGCTGCAGGCAGCGCTCCTCATCAGCTTCGGTTTGCTCGGTGTATGCGTCCCAGGTGTTGGCATCAATGAGCTGATAGGCGTCTTCGATGGTGGCTGGCCTGGAGTTGGCTAGGGACCATGCACCAGCCAAAAGGGTGCCGTACTGATCGCCCTGGCGCTGGCTGTCGAAGCGCTCAGCGGCAGCACGGCGGAACACGGCCACCGAGTCACGGATGATCGGGATCTGGCCCACCATGCGCAGCAGCAGCCGATGTCCCATCTCAGCGGTGCATAGCCGGGTGATGTCGGCGTCAAGCGCTGACCAGTGAGCAGTGCGCTCAGGTTTCGGCATGAATGATGGATTGCGCAGGGTGAGCTGCGCGAAGCGGGATTGATCGGCGCCCTGCTTGAGCGCGGTGGAGATTGAGCACAGCAGGAACATTGATCGGATGGTGAACGACTGCGCGGTGCCATCGGCGCCACCCTTACCGATGACGCCACGGCCGGAACTGCTGGCGACGCGGGCCAAGGAGAGAATGTTCTGGATGCGCTGGCGATCAGCCTTCTCGTTGCTCTCGGCTTCATCAAAGATCACCGGGATGGCATCGGCGCGCAGCTGTTGACGGATAAAGGCTTCGGTGGTGTTGCCCTCGGGGAATAGGGCCATCGACTCCAGCAGGATGCCAATGAAGCGATCAAGGATGGCGCTCTTGCCAGATCCTGCTGATGCGGTGAGCCAGACGTGTGGCCGCCATTGCATGGCACCACAGATCGGCGCTAGGGCAATCCAGCCGGCCAGCAACAAACCTGATGCGGGCACTTCCCAGTGAAAGCGGCTGGCTATGTCGATGATTTCCATTCCCAGCTCATCAGAAAGCAGCTCGAGGCGTTTGGGTAGATCAATCGACGCAAGGCGCTGGTAATGGAACTTGGAGTTGGCTGCCTTGCTGATTGAGTGCTCAGCGCCATCGATTAGCAGGCGATCACCTAGATGCAGCACGGATCGGCCGGCGTCCCACCAGGCACCGCGGCCGCGGATGCGATCAGCGCTGAAGATGCCGACAGCGGCTTGATCTTCGAATAGGGAGCTGGCAGCGGCCAGCCAGTTAGCGCCGGTCTTGGATGGGAAGAGTGTTTCCCAGTAGGCGAGCGGCGCAAGGGTGAGCAGGTTGGTGCCGGTGTGTGAGCTGCGCGAAAGCGATATGACCTGGCCGGTGCTGCCTGGCTGGTAGTAGTAGACGCCTTCGCTGAAGCCAAGGCAGACGAATGGCGCCGTGCTGGGTATCTCTGGAGCGGTTGGCGTTGGCGTTGGCGTGGCCGGCGTTGGTTCTGGCTCCGGCAGCGGGTCAAGCGCCTTGGCGAACTTGGCGACGATGCCGGCAGCCTGCGCTGGGGTCATGCCTTCGGCCAGGCCATCGGCCAGATCCCAGCCCTGCGGAAGCTTCTCGGATGGGTTGACCACCTGCACGATGCAGCGCAGGTTCAGCAGGATGCGTGCGAGCGTGGCGGCAGCCTTGCGGCCTACGTCATCAGCGTCAGGCCAGATCGTGACGGTGCGGCCACGCAGAACGCTCCAGTCGGCATGTTGCACGTTGCTGGTTCCGCCTGGCCAGGTGCAGATCGCATGGTCGGGGAACAGGGTTGCGGCAGCATCGGCAGCCTTCTCACCTTCGGCGATGAGCACTGGCGCAGCTGCAGACCGGCGGACCCAATAAAGTGGCCTTGGCTTGGCCGGCGACTTCCAAACCCAGGCAGATCCGTTCCACAGCAGTGGGCGGATCTTCTTGCCCGGGAAGCGGCAGACAATGAAGTCCTCGTTGTAGCGCCAGACCTGCTCAGCGCCGGCGGTAGGTGGCTCCGTCCGCGGTCTGGTGGTCTCGATGCCTAGGTGCTGCTCGATGCGCCTGCAGGCCTGCTTGAAGTCCCACCCGGTAACGCGGGTGAGCAGGTCCATGCCTGAGCCACCACCACCAGCGTGATCCTTGCCGCCGCATTGATTGCAATACCAGCCGCCGGGGCCGTCGTCGCGGTCCCAGCGGTAGCGGTCCACGCCAGCGCAGGCAGGGCAGGGCTGGTGTTTGTCGGTGAGTTGCTCGGGCGATAAACCCGCGAGCGCTCCCAGCAGCTCCGGCCACCGGCCAGAGGCAGCGTCGATGGCTGATGGCATGGGGTTAGGCCGTCGCCACGCGGCCAGGGCCTTGGCGGTCCATGTCCTTGATCACCAGACCACGCAGGTATGCGGCGCGGGATTGGCCGAGGTATCGGGCCTGGGTGTCGAGGTGCTCAACCAGCTCAGTCCTGAGTTCAAGCGTGATAGCGGTTTGACCTTCCTTAGCTGGCCAGCTGGGCATGGATCTCGTGGGTGTGAATCTCCACTATAGGGGGTGCGGATATGAAACCAAAGGGGTAGGATGCTCGGGTAGCCGCATCGGAACCACTACCGCCATGAGCGTGACCTTGCGCGATTACCGCGCCTTCATTGCATCAAAGGGCACGGCCGCCGGATCTAGCGGTTTTGCCCTGCACAACAAATGGCCGGGCCTATTTCCGCATCAGCTGGAGACTTTGCGGTTCGCTTGCGAGAAAGGCCGATCAGCGGCGTTTCTGGACACCGGCCTAGGCAAGTCCCGCGTTGAGGCTGCCGCGGCCGCTGAGTTCTGCCAGCAGTCTGGCAAGCCCTCACTGATCCTCACGCCATTGGCGGTCGCTCGGCAGATGCAGCGCGAGTGCGCAGCTGTTGGCGTTGATGCTCGGGTGATCCGTGAGCAGTCTGAAGCTGGGCCAGGCGTCAACATCGCCAACTACGAGCGGCTGCCGAAGCTGGATTGCAGCGCTTACGGAGGCGTTGTGCTGGATGAGAGCAGCATCCTGAAAGCGTTCAGCGGCCCGACTAAGCGGCTGCTCTGTGATGCGTTTGCTGAGACGCCCTACCGGCTGGCGGCCACTGCTACGCCAGCTCCTAACGATCACATGGAGTTGGGCAATCACAGCGAGTTCCTTGGCTATCTCGGCAGCATGGAGATGCTCTGCCGGTGGTTCGTCAATGACACCAGCACTGCTAGCCAGGATTGGCGGCTGAAGGGTCATGCTCGGGCCGATTTCTGGGGATGGGTCGCCAGCTGGGCCAGGGCCGCCACATTGCCATCTGATCTCGGTGGTGATGACGCAGGGTTTGTGCTGCCACCACTCAGCTACGACCTGCATACGGTCGCGGCTGACATCACCGTGGACGTACCTGACGGGATGCTGTTCAGGATCCCCGATGGCAGCGCCACCACCATCCACAGGGAGAAGCGGCTCACGATGGAGGATCGGGTGGCCAAGGCTGCAGAGATCGCCAACGCTGCAAATGGCGCTGTGATTGTCTGGTGCGAAACCAACAGCGAATCAGCGGCATTGGCGGGCGCCATTCCTGACGCGATTGAGGTGCATGGATCGATGGATCCAGAGCAAAAGATCGCCGCGCTGGATGACTTCACCTTTGGCCGCCGCCGGGTGATTGTCTCCAAGCCGAAGCTGGCTGGGTTGGGGCTGAACTGGCAGCACGCCAACACGGTGGTCTTTGCCAGCGTCAGCCACAGCTATGAGCAGCACTACCAGGCCGTGCGCCGCGCTTGGCGTTATGGGCAGACCAATCCCGTGACCTGTCACGTCGTGATCAGCGACACCGAAACATCGATCTGGAACAACGTCCAGCGCAAGGCGCAAGACCACCAGCGGATGAAACGCGCCATGGCTGACGCGATGAATGGCTTCCAGTCCGCCTCAGCCAAGAAGACCTATTCCCGCACCGCAACGATCACCCTCCCTGACTTCCTGAAATGAAACCCGACTACCAAGGCGACAACTGGGCCGTTTACCTGGCCGACTGCATTGAGGTAATGAACGGGATGCCTGATGGCATCATTGATTTGGCAATCTTCTCCCCGCCATTCTCAGATCTGTTTGTTTATTCAGATTCCGAGCGGGACATGGGGAACTGCGGCAGCCATGCCGAATTCATGGAGCATTACGCCTATTTCACCGATGCTCTGATGCGGGTGTTGAAGCCCGGCCGGCTGGCCTGCGTGCATTGCTCTGACCTGCCTGCTCGTAAGTCGAAGGATGGATTTATCGGCCTGCATGATTTCGGTGGTGACCTGATCCGCGCTCACCAGCAGTCGGGCTGGGTGTATCACGCTCGCTGCACGATCTGGAAAGACCCAGTGATTGAGATGCAGCGCACCAAGGCCTTGGGCCTGCTGTACAAGCAGCTCAAAAAGGACAGCACGCGCAGCCGGGTGGGGATGCCTGATTACATGCTGTTCTTCAGGAAGAACGAAGAGAACCCCGATCCGGTCACCCACTGCCCTGAGGACTTGCCGGTGGGTATGTGGCAGGAGCTGGCCAGCCCCGTATGGATGCAGGTGAATCAGACCAAGGTGCTCAACGGCCGCATGGCCAAAGGGCAGGAAGACGAGCGGCATATCTGCCCGCTGCAGCTTGACGTGATCGAGCGCTGCTTGACCCTCTACAGCAATCCAGGTGATCTGGTGCTGGATCCGTTCAATGGGATTGGCAGCACCGGCTACCAGGCCGTCAAGATGGGCCGGAAGTACATCGGCATTGAGCTGAAGCCTGAATATGCCAAGCAGGCTGCAAAGTTCCTGCAGGCAGCTGAACAGCAGAGCGGGTCATTGCTTGAGCTGATTACCGATAGCGATGAGGAAGCACCATGAACGGCCTCCAACCCTCCCACGAAATCCGAAAGCTCACCATCGTGCTACCTGCTCACGTCGTTGA